TGTTACTGTAGGCACTTCTTCAGTAACATACGGAACTCCTGTTGCATGGCCTGGTGCTGTATCACTTTCACTTTCTGCTGAAGGTGACACAAATGATTTCTATGCCGACAACATCAAATACTTCACATCAATTGCCAACAACGGCTACAGCGGTGACTTTGAATCTGCCATGATTCCTGATTCATTCAGAACTGACATCATGGGTGAAACAGTTGGCACAGGCACAAGCTCCGGCATTTACTACGAACACGCAGACGCACAGCCGAAGGCATTTGCGCTTCTGTTCCAGTTTGAAGGAGATCAGAACGCAACGAAGTATGCTCTGTACAATTGCAAGATGGCAAGACCTGACATTGAATCTTCTACAACTGAAGACGGAATTGAGGTACAGACCGTCAGCGGTGAAATCACAGCATCACCAAGAGCATTTGACAATGTTGTAAAGGCACAGTGTGCTTCAACGGCTTCAACAGCATACAGCAATTGGTTTACAACCGTACAGGAGTAACACAGACATATCGCTCACAGGCTTAAATTTAGCCTGTGGGCGGTTTTTGTAGTTAATACAATAATTTATATTACGGAGGCAAAACGATGTTCAAAACCTTGAATATTGACGGAAAGGAAATTGAATTTTCTGCAAACGCAGCAACACCTTTCCGCTACAGACAGATATTCCACAAAGACTTACTGTCAATTTTGGGGAATGAAGAAAAAGCACAGAACGAAGGTGTGGAAGCGGTCACAGAGTTGGCTTTCATCATGGCAAAACAGGCAGAAAAAGCCGACATGGGGAAGCTGAACGAAGAAGTGTTCTTTGAATGGCTTGAAGGCTTCGGCTCAATGGCATTTGTAAACAACGCTGAAGACATTCTGAACATTTACATGGAATCAACCGAAACAACTTCCATGCCCTAAAAAGAAACAGAGAGAAACCACACGGAAGCTGACCACAGGTCTTTTCATGCTCCGTTGTAAAGAACTTGGTTTTTCTGTAAATGAGTTAGAACAAATAGACTTTGGTGTTGTTGCGGATATGATGACGGAACAAGGCAATGATTCGTACAACTATCCGTACAAGGCAACACAAAAAGACTTTGATTCGTTTTGATATGACTAAAAACAATTATTGCGTTTACGTTCACGCAAACAAAATGAACGGAAAGCGGTATGTTGGTGTTGCTAAAAACTTAAAACAAAGATGGGCGAGTGGATATGATTCTTGCCCATTTTTTTATAAAGCAATCCAAAAGTATGGTTGGGATGGTTTCACACATTATGTTTTATTTGATGGATTGTCTTTGGAAGAAGCTGACGAAATAGAACGTGAATACATCCAAAAGTACAAAACGCAAGACCGAAAGTACGGCTATAACATCCTTCCTGGCGGTCACGGCGGTGGAATGTTGGGGAAACACCATACCGAAAAAACAAAACAAAAAATGCGTGAAAAGCACGAAGGGCGCAAATTCACGGAAAGCCACAAGGCAAATTTAAGCAAAAGCCATTTGGGTAAAAAATCACATTGTAAGCCTGTTGTGTGTTTAGACACAGGGGTAATTTACGAAAGTGGGCGAATGGCTGAAAGAATTACAGGTTCAAGGTCAAAGGGTATAAGCCAATGCTGTCTTAATAAGCAAGAAACTTGTAATGGATTAAGATGGGCATTTGTAAAGTAAGAGGATAAAGCATGGCTGGTTATATAAAAGGCATAACAATTGAATTTGGTGCTGATACTTCAAAGCTAAATGGAGCATTGAAGAAAACGCAAGGCACAATAAACAAAACACAAGCCGAGCTTAAACAGATAAACCGTGCGCTGAAATTCAATCCTGGCAACACAACACTTCTTCGGCAGAAGTTTGAACTGTTACAGCAAAGCGTGAAGGAAACAAGCCTGAAGCTGAAACAGCTCAAAGATATGCAACGGCAGATGGACGCAGCTGGTGTTGACAAGACTTCTGCACAGTACAGAGAACTTGAACGTGAAATAGTAAAGACAGAAAGTCAGCTGAAACAGGCAGAAGGTGCGCTGAAGGCATTTGGATCAGTTGGCAAACAACAAGTGTTGGCGGTTGGCCAGGCTTTTCAGAGTGCTGGTGCGAAAATCAAGTCAGCCGGACGCACGATAACAACAACCTTTTCTGTCTATGGTGCAGCTGGCATATATGCTGGTGCAAGGCTCATTGATATGAGCGAAAAGCAGACACAGGCAGAAAACAAACTTGCTGAAATATACAAGTCAAGGATGGGTGTTGGTAAACAGGCTGTAAAGTCCACACTTCAACTTGCATCCGCACAGCAAAAAGCTGGTGTAGTTGGTGATGAAGTTCAGCTCGCTGGCGCACAGCAACTTGCTACTTATGCGAAATATCCAAGCACCGTGAACACGATGCTTCCGGCATTGAACAATCTGCTTGTACAACAGAAAGGCTTGAACGGCACACAAGAAGACGCAACGGCACTTGCAAATCTGTTTGGTAAAGCCATGATGGGTCAAACAGGTGCGTTGAAACGTGCTGGAATATCTTTCACGGAAGCACAGGAACAGGTGCTGAAGTACGGAACTGAAGAAGAAAAGGCTGCCATGATCGCAGAGGTTGTTCAACAGAATGTTGGCAACATGAACGCAGAATTTGCAAAGACGGATGCCGGAAAGATACAACAGGCCAAGAACACACTTGGTGACATGGGAGAAGAAATCGGTGCAGTTCTGCTTCCAGCGGTTGCAGACCTTGCGTCATGGATAGGTGAACACCTGTTGCCTAAAATTCAGAGCCTTATTTCATGGTTACAGCAACATCCTAAAATTGCCACATTTGCACTTGCACTTGCTGGCATTACAGCGGTGGCTGGTCCTTTGATTATGATAATCGGTGGCATAGTTTCTGCCATTGGAACATTGATAACATTTGCACCTATTCTTGCTGGTGCTATCGGTGCAATTTCTGCACCTGTTCTTGCGGTTGTCGCAGCCATTGCAGCGGCAATAGCAATCGGTGTTGCACTTTATAAGAATTGGGATACCATCAAGGCAAAGGCAACAAGCGTATTCAATGCAATAAAAACAACCGTTACAACGAACTTCAACACGTTGAAAAATACTGTAACAACGGTATGGAATTCAATCAAGAACGCAATAACCAAGCCGATTGAAACGGCAAAGAGTGTTGTTCAGAAGGCAATAAATAAAATCAAAGGTTTCTTCCCTTTGAAAGTCGGCAAGGTATTCAGCGGTCTGAAATTACCACACTTCAACATCAAAGGTGGCTCTGCACCGTTTGGAATAGGTGGAAAAGGAACAAAGCCAAGCATATCTGTTTCATGGTACAAGAAGGCAATGGACAACCCATATGTGTTCAGTAATGCAACACTGTTTGGTGCTGGTGAAGCTGGTGATGAGATGCTTTACGGTAGAAATTCACTTTTGAATGATATTGCAACAGCCACAGGTGGCGGTGAGGTTGTCGCAAGATTGGCAGCCATTGAAGCGATACTTGATTATTATCTGCCAAAAGGTCAGCAGATCGTGATGGACAATGGTGCGCTTATTGGTCAAGTAAATAGAGGATTAGGAATGCGGTTATGATAAGAAACTTCACACTTAAAAATTCACTTGGTGCTACATTCAGCATGATGAACGCACAGCAAGGTGCGTATTTCAATCCAAGCGGTTTAGGATTTGACGATACAACGGAATATGAACAAGTCGGTGAATTCTTTGCACCTTTGACGCAGAGATTTGGACAGCAAGTCATCACAGGTGTAATGGTGTTTGGTGCAAAGCCGTATGAAAGTTATCTTACCTTCACCAAGTTTTGCCAGCACTCACCTTTGTCATTGATATATGAAACGGATGCCGGAGCATTCCAAATTCCTTGCAGATTGACCAAGATTGAAAAAGGTGACACAGACGGATGGACATATCTTGAATGTAGTGTGGAATTCACAGCACTTGCAAGGATGTACAAGACCGTAACAGCCAACAACACAGGAACGGCTGGAGGCGGTAAAACATACGATTATGAATATAACTATGTTTACGGTGACTTTGTTGCAGATACGGTAACGATTGATTCTGATTCAGTAACAGCTTCACCTTGTAGGATTTCAATTTTTGGTGAATGCACACAGCCGACATGGAGGCATTACCTTGACGGAAATTCTGTTGCGACAGGTTATTACAACGGCACGATTCCAGCTGGTCACAAACTTGTAATTGATACAACTTCATCACCTTATTCAATTGAGGAACAGGACATTTCAGGAAACCTGATCGCAGACAGATACGAACTGTGCGACTTTTCAACAGAACGATTCTTCTTGTTGGAGTACGGACATAACACAATATCAGTTTCGCACACTGATCCTGATTCAATAAGGCTGATGGTGGAAGGGTATATTTTCTATGAAACCGTATAACGTGGAAATATTCAACAGACAGTTTGAGCTTTTAGCTCATACGAATGTTGATGACATTGTAATAGATTATGACTATTTGTCACCAAACGATTCTGACCTTGAAATACGTTTGTCAGGCTTTTTTGATACGTTTGCAGCACAGGCGGTGATTCCTGAAGGCGGTATGTTAAGGGCATTGAGCATTCCGGCACTTGAAGGGTTGATGGATGCCGTTGGGGTCGGTGCTTACATAAGGCTTCAGCGTGATAATACTGACATCTTTGGAGTTATAACATCCATAACAACTTCAGACGATGCCTTGCTGACGAAAGTTGGCATTCAGCCGTTTCCGTCTGCGATATTCGCAACGGAAATTTTGTTTGATACTAATCAGCAAGGAACGGTGGCACTTGAAACGGTCATTGCAAATCTTATCACGGCTTCATGGATAAGCAACGCAGACACCTTGCAGAACATACCAGGCTTGACGGTCACAACAACTTCAAGCACTGTCGCATGGGGTATGAACTTGAAGTCAGATACTGAAGGAATGCACCATTGCATTATTGATTTTTATGATGTGCTTATTAGAAGGGCATTGGAAGAGTACGGCATTGCGATTCACACTTCTGTTGACTTTCAAAACGGTGCGATAAATTTGACCATTGGAAAAGTAGTCGGCACACAAACCATTGAAGCCGATTTGCCAAACGTGTTTGAACGTACTTTTTTAATAAATGAATCGTCAAAGAACACAAACAAGCTGGATGTGTATGATTCTGCTGATTATACAAGCACAATTATTTATTACAAGCACACTGACGGAAGTTATGACACAACGAACAACAACAGATTGTATCCTGTTGTGCGTGAAATCCAGGCGGTTGAAGTTGAAGAAGAAAGCACCTTTGCAGATGCGGCTGCGTCGGCTGCTGCATCCGTGTTCGGTGAAGTGACATACAACAATCTGATAGAAATCAAATGCTTGTATGATGACGAACTGATAAGACCAAAGGAGCTTGAAATCGGCTCTGTGGTAACGGTCATTCATGAAGGCAATGCCTATTCATCAATACTGACAGGGTACGAGCTTGAAAACAATGTTATCAATTTGATATTCGGCTCAATCAGAGCTGACCTTACTAAACTTTTAAGGAGGAACTCATGAGCATAAATCTTGTAACTTATGCAAATCAGACGGTTACACCAACCAATGATGCAATCATTTATGAAAAAGCCATAGATCAGAACGGCATTTTTTATGGCTGTAATGTAACAGTAACAAGCAATACGGTTAATATTACAGGCGGTTATGGCATAGTCTGCGGAAGGGAATTCGTCATCAACAGTGATTCACTCACTGTCACACTTGCACCTTCAGGAACACTTCAAGGCAGACTTTATGTGCGTTTAGACCTTGCTGACGCAGATGCGCCAATTCAGCTTCTGACAGCGACAGGCAACACGCTTCCGGCATTGGAACAAGACGATGATGTAAACTTCACTAATGGTGTGTACGAAATGGAACTTGCGACATTCACGGTTGGGGTTTCTTCGCTGTCTGATGTTGTTGAAACTTTTGAAGAAATCGAAGGAACAAAAGAAGGCTATGTCAAAGACATTAGTGACAAAATCGCTTTCGGTAGTGCGTGGTCAAGTATCATAAAACAAGCATATTTGATAGGTGGAAAGTTTGTGTTTTTCACGCTTGAGGGATACGCTGACACAATAATAGCGGGGACACAGTACACTATTGCAACTATCGCAAGTGGATACAGGCCAAAAGATACTCTTGCATTTACTGGACACGCAACAAAGGTGGGTTATTTTCCACAATCTATTGTCAACTGTTTTGTATGGACGAGTGGCGATATGACTGTCAGATGTTCAAATGGAAACGGTAACTATGTATTTGTTAGTGGTTGGTATTTAGTTGCATAAAGGTGGAATAATGACATTTATAATAGGTTTAATTGTCGGTGGAAACATCGGCTTTTTTATTGCTTGTCTTTGTGCTGTAAGTGCAAGGGCAGAAAGGAATCGCAAATGAACTTCGGTACAAAATTAAGAACTATCCTTGCGGTAGCAACTTCACTGAATACCGCACTCATGGCAACAGACATCACGGAATTTCATAATCCTAAATTAGACATCATCTACAAGGTGGTGTCTATTATTTTGAATTTCGTTATCGTTGCGTGTGTTACTTACTACAACAATGACTACACGGAAGATGCTTGTATTGCTACAGGTGAAATGAGAGCCAAAAAAGCAGAATACAAGGGCAACGTGAACGGTGAATACTTCCATGTTGATGATGAAGAGGAGGTATTTGACGATGAACAGTAAGATTTACAGACAGGCCGACAGCAGATGGGGGAGTTTGCCCTATCCTACAAAAGCGTATTCCTTTGCTGGTAACGGTTGCGGTTGCTGTGCTTGTACTCACAACATTATTGAAATCGGTCAGTATGCAAACTATACACCAGCAAATATCAGACCGTATATGGTAGCACAAGGCTTCGCAACGAAAGGGCATGGAACTACTTGGAACGGTATCACTAGGACATTGGAGCATTACGGCTTCAAGGTAGAAACACCAAATATAAGCTCAAGCATGACATCCGCATGGAATCTGCTGAACAAGACAGGCGCACCAAAACAGGGTGTGCTTTTGTTTAGAGCTGGAACAAGAGGCGGTGTGCGTTGGACTTCAGGCGGTCATTATGTTGCTTTTTTGGATTACAAAGTAACCAATGGCAAACACTACTTCTACACAAAAGACAGCGGTGGCAGACATCATGACGGTTGGTATTGTTATGAAACTACCATGAAAGGTCTGCTTCCAAGAATCTGGATCGTGACGGCAAAGCCGAGTTCGCCAGCTCCGGCACCTACACCAAAGCCAACACCATCAAAGCCAGCCAAAGGCACGTACACAGGTCTGATTCCTACACCAACAATCAAGAAGGGAACAAAGGCAGATAAGGTCAAGACCTTGCAGAAGTTCCTTAATTGGTACGGTGGGTATGGTCTTGCTGTTGACGGTATCTGCGGTAAAGGAACTGTGAACGCAATCAAGAAATTCCAAAAGGCTGAAGGCATCACGGCAGACGGTATTTATGGCAAGAACACACATGACAAGGCTTATGCGTACAAGAAAAAGGTGAATCCCCGATGAGCCTGTTGTGCTGAAGAAGAAGTGTATTGATGTTAGCTATTGGCAAGGCTCTATTTCACAAGCCAATTGGGAAAAGGTAAAGAACACCTGTGGCTATGCGATTTGCCGAGCATCATACACGAATCAGAAGTCATTCAAGCTGAATCGTGACAGCACGTTCAGCGCAAACTTCACGAATGCGAAGGCAGCTGGAATGAAGGTCGGTGCGTATCACTATTCCCAGGCAATCAGCGTTGCAGAAGCAAAGACCGAAGCTGAATATCTTTGCAACATCCTGAAGAACTTCACACCAACATTCTATGTTGTCTGTGACTTTGAGTACGGTGGCAGACTTAACAGCAAGATTGGCAAGAAGGCTTCCGACATCGCAAACGCATTCTGTGATGTTGTTAAGGCTCACGGTTATCAGCCTTGCATATACGCAAACACATCAACATTACAAACTAACTTAACAGCTCCTAAATATCCTGTTTGGGTGGCACAGTACAATTCAACTTGCACCTACAAGGGCAATAAGGTCATGTGGCAATACACTTCATCAGGAAAGGTTGACGGAGTTTCCGGCAGAGTAGATTTATCACACGTTTATTGAGGCTAAAAAAATGACAGAGGCAACAACGGTTATTATCAATTCAATATTGTCAGCTTGTGGCGCAGCGATCTTCACAGGCATTTGCGTATGGGTCAAAGGCTTATACAAGAAGTCCAAGAATTATGACAAGGCAGTCAAGGCACTTGCACATGATGCGTTCTTCAGGTATTGCAGATATTTGCTTGATGCAGAAACACTGACGGAAGATGAAGTGGAAAATCTGAATTGCCTTTATGACGGCTACAAGTCTGTCGGTCTGAATTCCACAGGTGATAAGCTGTACCAAGAAATAATAAAAAAGCCTGTTAAAAATGAGAAATGACCTTGAACTGATTGTAAAACAATATCCTCACGATTGGACTACACTTCGGCTCTATGCCATTGGGGATGTTCATGTTGGTGCGGAAAACTTCAACGAAAAGGCCATCAAGAAGAAAATTGACATCATTGCAAATGATCCGCACGGTGTTGTAGCACTTTGCGGTGATCTTGGTGACTTCGGCTTGAAAAACTCCAAAACGAATGTGTACCATGCAACCATGCAACCAAGACAACAGATTGAGTATATATATAATCTGTTTCTGCCGATAAAAGACAAGATTGTTTCCGCTGTACCTGGCAACCATGAAGAACGCATAACAAGGGAAGTTGGAACTTGCCCTTTGTATGACCTTTGTGTGCGGTGGGGGATGGAAGAAGTTTACCGTGAGAACGTGGCAATACTGAAACTTTTGTTCGGCTCGTTGAAAGGCGGTAAGCAACAGAATTCTTTTATCGTGGTCACAACACATGGAAGCACACGGAACAAGCATCGGAAGTATATTGGCGGTTATGACAATGCAGACGTATTTATAAGCGGTCACATTCATGAGCCATCATACAATATGATGGGCAGAATTCGCATTGACCCAATAACAGAAACGGCAAGACACGTTCCATGCAAAAGCATCATCGTTGATGCTAATTTAGCTCCAGGCGGTTACGGTCTGAAAAAGGAATATGAAATTCCGGCACCACCTGAACTTCAGTATTTAGAACTGTCATCAAAACGTGATTCAAACAGACAAAGAACAGTTCGCAAGATAATGAACTATCATGCGATACAATTATAGGATTTGACACGGCTTCAGCTTAAAACAGAAATATAGTGATGTTTTTGTTCTGTAGATTTTGCCTCCACAAGCCGTGTTAGATTAAAGGGGAGCTTTATGCTCCCCAATTTTTTATTGGCTGAAAAACGAGGCTCAAAATTGCGTTTTAAGCGACTTTTTGAAGTGACTTTGATATATTTATCCTTGTTATTTGTTTAGAAATAAGAGGTTGACACGGTTTCTGTATGTGGTACAATAAGTAAGAACAAACTATCAAAACATAAGGTGCTATTTTTTTTAAGGCTTTATCACTTCCCAAAATTATGAGGAACGGAATAGTTGAGTAAAATAGCACCACCACAAAAGAGGAGGTGCATTTTTTATGTTAAAGGTCAAAATCATTGACGGTGTAACACGGCACAAGTTGGAAGACGAGCTGAATGAATTTCTTTCAACAATCTCATCTGAAGAAGTAAGAAACATCACTTACGATTTCCCAAATTTTACGGCAGCAATTGAATACGAAGCGGAAGCCACATGGAAAAACCAAATTTGCGCAGATTGCAGATATTGGGATTGTGGAAACAGTTCTGATGCGCTGATAGGCACTTGTCAGATGTGCGGTCTGCGCAAGAGATTTAACAACACAGCCTGTGACAAGTTCAACGATGTAAGGGGGTAAGGTCATGAAGAAGTACAGAGTAAGAGAAGGAAGTCTCTGTGACTATTTCAGATACGGTTTTGCTGGTTTCGTTTTCGCAATGGTCATGGCAGCCGTAGCAAGTACAGTTCCGTTATAGGCCGTTTCGTTAAGCAATAAAATCCCACCTTCAACGAAACGATTCTATAGATAGTAGCAGTAGAGGTTATCACTATACGAAGATTGCTGTGGGTGGTATCAATTACAAATTATCGCATTTTTAGAGGAACAACAAACGCGTACAAAAAAATTATAAGGCATTCTTACCACCACACGCTTGCGTGCAACGATGCCACCTACAGAGAAAGGAGCAGAGCATGAATCAGTATCAGAAGATTCTTCAGTACATAAATGACTTTGGGAGCATATCACCAATGGAAGCATTCAGCGATCTTGGCATAACCAAACTTGCAACAAGAATCAGCGAAATGCGGAAAGACGGAATTGAGTTTGAACAGGTGTGGGAATGCTCTAAAAACAGATACGGTGATGATGTGCGCTATATGCGCTATTCAAGGAGCAAGTCATGATTTACGCACCAACATCAAGCATCTTTGATTCAGATGCCTACGGAACAAACACAGATAGTCCGGCAGCACCATCAGAAATCATTGACAACGAACTGAAGTTGAAAGATGAAATTGCCATTGAGGACGCAATCAAAGACTTCATCAAAGACTTGGCAGCGGAATACTTCAACACTTCAGAATGGGATGATGAATGGTGGGATGCCTGGAGAGATAAATTTACTGAACTTATGTAAGAAAGGGGAAAACATGACATTTGAAGAATTGCAAAAGGCAAATCAATCAATTGCCACAACCAACATCAAAGGCAAGGAATATGCCGAAGTAAATCAGCGGATCAAGGCATTTCGCATGGTCTATCCTGGCGGATGTATCAAAACGGAACTTGTTTCCAATGAAGACGGTGTGTGCGTGTTCAAAGCTGAAGTATATGACGGTGAAAACCTTATTGGCACAGGCCACGCATATGAACGTGAATCATCATCATTCATCAACAAAACAAGCTACATTGAAAACTGTGAAACATCAGCCGTTGGAAGGGCATTGGGAATGTGTGGTTTCGGTATTGATACATCGGTGTGTTCTGCGGAAGAACTGAACAATGCCATAATCAATCAAGAAGCATCAAAACCAATCACCAAGTCACAGGTCAAAATCCTTGTGAGCCTTGCGGAGAAGAAGGAAAGTGACCTTTCTGACATCTGCGACTATTTCAAGGTTGGACGGCTTGAAGAACTGACGGTGGAAGAATACGCAAAATGCATCAGAATGCTGGAGGCTAAACAATGAAAAAGCTGTGGTCAATATTCACGGATGACATGAACAAATGTATTGTGACATCTGCCATGACAAGCATAGAAAGGCACCATGTGTTTGGTGGTGCTGACCGTAAGAAGTCAGAGAAGTACGGCTTTGTTGTTCCGCTTCATTCATCGGTGCATCCAAACGGAGCTTACAGAACGGATGACAATTGGAAGGAGCTTGACCATTGGTTGAAACGCAAGTGCCAGGAATACTTCATAGAAGTGGCAAAGCATGGTGACCGTGACGCATGGTATAGAGAATTTGGCAGATTCTACGATGACCGATGCGACGAAAAAGTGTGGCTGAACGGCAAGTTTGAATGGAGGCTGTGATGGTATCAGGACAGGAATTGTTTTTAGAACGTGAACGCATAAAAAAGAGCCTTGATACATCACTCCGTAAGGCTTACGAAAACGGCCTTGAGATGGCAGAAGCTACAAGGTTATACCGAATATCATTATCAAATGAAATAATGCGTCAGAAGGCAAATGGTGCGCCCACAACGATACTTGAGAAATTGGCAAGAGGCGCAGAAGAAGTGGCGCAGAAAGAATTTGACATGATCGTGGCTGAAGTCAAGTACAGGGCATCCAATGAGAACATCATGGCACAGAAAAAGCTGTTTGACAGCATAGAAGCCGACATCAAAAGAGAATACTACAAAGGAGCTGAAGATGGATAAGTTAAAGTGTCCGTGCGTGAATTGGTATCCTGAAAGTTTCATGGCTGGAACACGGAAGATGACCGATGAAGAAGTTGGCATATACATCAGAGCCTTGAACAATCAGTTCATTGAAGGCGGTATTGAGGCAGACGAATACAAGTCATTTCCGGCAAAGGTCAAAAAGAAGTTCACAAAGAAAGGTGACCTGTACGTCAATGAACGCATGGAGTATGAGAAAAACCGCAAGAAGAAGTACGCAGCATCCAGGCAGAACAACTTGAACTATCACGGCATGACAAAAGCAGAATGGGAGGCTTTGCCGTTGGAAGAACGGATGCGATATGTAGCCCCATAAGGCACTCCATATGGAACACCATATGGGAAACCATATCATGCTTCATATGACAGTTCATATGGCTCACCATATGGAAGCCCATATGATAAATATAACAATAGATAGAACAATAATAATAGTTATAACTATATATAAATAAGGAGTAATAGAATATGGCAATCAAGATAGAAGGCAAAGGCCGAGTGTGGGCAAAAGAGTATGAAGGCTGGACATCCTACACTATAGGCATATCAAACAAAAACCAAGACGGTACATGGATAAACGCATATCAGCAAGTAAGGTTTCGCAAGAATGTGAAAGTGCCAAACGGAACAGATATTGAATTTGTGGCATTTCCAACAGTGAAGAAAGGCGATCCGTACAACACAGTTCTGTGGCAGATAACCGAATACAGGAATGTTGGAAACGAGATGGCTGCTCCGGCACCTGAAGAAAGTTATACGGCACTCACAAACGATGATATTCCGTTTTAAGGGGGAATAAATGGCTATCAAAGGTATTTTATCAAACACGTTATGTTGGAAGTGTAAAAGGGCAACAGACAGCTCCTGTAGCTGGAGCAAAGAATTCAAGCCTGTAGAAGGATGGGAAGCAATACAGACCACCATAAAAGGTCAGAGCTACAGAAACACCTACAGGGTGAAGAAATGCCCTAAATTCGTAAGAGGTTAAAATGGTCAATTCAAGACAGAAAGGTGCATCATACGAAAGACACGTTGCCGGACTATTCAAGGCAGAAGGCTACGAAGCAAGAAGAGGTCAACAGTTCTGCGGAATAAACGGTGATGCGGATGTTATAGGCATTCCAGGCATACACATAGAATGCAAAGCGGTTGAACGGCTGAACTTGTATGATGCTATGGCACAAGCCAAAAGGGATGCAAGGGAAGGTGAAATTCCTGTGGTTATCCACAAGAAGAACTACTGTGCAGACCTTGTGACGATGGAATTTAGTGAATGGATAAAACTATACAGAGAATGGGAGAGTGGAAGATGAACAAGGCAGAACGTGAATTATTAATAAGTGAAAAAAAGGCTGAAATAGACAGACTACAAAACGAAATAAGAGAATTGCGAATGGATAGGCTAAAGTGGCTTGTAACAAACGAATTTATTCATTCTGTAAGCATTAGAAATGGAAAGGTTTGTGTTGATATGAGGCCTGACAACTGGCCTGAAGCGTGGAAAGATGTTAATGCACTTTCCCAAAAACTGTTTTTTATAAGAGATGAAGACTTAAACCCAGCGTGTTGGGGAGATGACGCATATCGTGCAACAAGGACAAAACAGAAAGACATGACAGAAGAACAGATGAAAATTGCTGTTGAGTTTTGCAACGATGCAATTGCTTTATACAACAAGTATGTAATGAAAGGTAACTCGTTCATACTTAACGGCAAACCATATTCATTAAGAAAGGATGATGAACAATGCTAACAATAATGACAACAAAGAACTTCCTGAACGCAATAGATGATGCGTATGCAAAGGGAGTATGTGCCGGAACTATGCAGCAGAAGCTGACGGATCACGAAGACCAAAACAGAAGGCTGAACGAACTATACCGCATGGGATATGAAAGAGGATACGGAGAAGGAGTATTTGAAACCAAGTGCGAGATAGGTGAAATTGACCTTCCTGTTGTAGATGACATCGGTGAAGCATTGGAGGAGGCAGAGGCATGAGAATAGGAACATACACAATGAGAAAGTACATCGTTGATGATGTGCCTGAAGATAAGCTGTACAAGGTCATTGAAGAAATGACAAAGAAGTTTGGTGATGTGACAGTAGAAAAGAACTATGATGGCACGTTTGATGTAACGGCAGAAGTATTCGTATCAAGTAAATGGAAAGAGGCATAACAATGAATTTCATATACAAAGTAAAAATATCATACAGGGGTGAATACACCTTTGCAAACAAGTTTGACGCATTACGATTCGCAGAACTTTCGAAAGGGCATCAGGACGAAGACGAAAAGGTAACGATCACCATAGAAAGGGAAAAAGAATGACAAAGGCAGATGCAATAGAATGGCTTGAATGGCTCAAGAAACACCATACAGAGAAATGGATTCAAGAGGCTTTAGACATAGCCATACAGTACATGAAAAGAGATTGGAGGCTACCATGATTACATACTGTGACGTAAACACCTGTGAAGATTGCCAAAGATACGGTGATGATTGTGATGGGAGGGGAGAAGAAGAATGAAAGAACGAGATTGTGCCAACTGCAAACACCACACATCAGACGGTTGTTCATCATGGGATTGTGAGTTTGAGGCTAAAGACCTAATAAGCAGAGCAGATGCGATAGAGGAAATTTCCAAAGGTGTATGGAATGTGCATGAATTAATTGACAGATTCAAGGCACTCCCATCAGCCGAAGCAAACTGGATTCCATGTAGCGAGAGGTTGCCGAGTGAAGATGGATTATATTTAATCCAAACAAACTATATGTATCACGGTATTCCCAATATGGACGTTTATTATTGGGCAGAAGGATGGAATTGTATGCGACTATTGAACGGCATGGTTAAAAGAGAGTATGAGATAGACGGAATAGTTGCATGGATGCCACTACCGAAGCCGTACAGAGAGGATGGTGAAATATGAGATTGATAGATGCAGACGCTTTAATCCCAATGATGAAATACGCCACGACCGATAATGAGATTGGAGTGTTCCCGATAAGGATAGGTTTTGACGCTATCAAGAGAGTTATTGATGACGCACCAACCATAGATGCCGTAGAGGTAGTCAGATGTAAAGATTGCAAAGCCAGCAGAGTGTATGGGAAAACAACACAGTGGCTTGCTTGTGAAGACGTGATGGAAGGGCAAGCAACAGACCCAGACGGATATTGTTATCTTGGAGAAAGGAGAGAGCCATGATATACGCAATATGGATCATAGCCATCTGTGAAGTAATAAGAGCAATACAGAACATGATGCAGTTGATAATGGCAAGACGGCAGACAAGGCTGAATGTTAAAGCAACAGACGAATTTATACAGATCCTAAAGCAGTCAGACAGGGAGTTTGTAAGAGATATGCTCGAAGCATACGAGCGACAGGAAATCGAGGTAGAGGAATGAGTAAAAAGAACTGCCCGATATGTGATTATCCGTTTGATATGTGCCAATGTAGATTTGGTGGCAATGCCCATCCAGACAGAAGCAAAAGGGCAAGAGTTGTAGCAGACCACATCTATCTTTTATCTGACGGACAAATTGAGCATCTAAAGCAAGTGCAGAAATGGTGGAACACAGTATATGACGATGAAGAAATGAATCAGATTCTTGCAGAGTTGGAAAGCGAGGTAGAGGAATGAAAGAAAGACATAGCACAACCGTTAACGGCGGGATTGGATTCACTGGTCTTTTGACCATAGTGTTCATAGTATTGAAACTGTTAGGCTTTATTACATGGAGTTGGGTATGGGTGCTTTCCCCAATATGGATAGACGCTATCCTCGTTGTTCTATTATTGGCGGTGCTGATCATTTTGGAAAGGCGGTGAGGATGAATGACAAGAGAAGAAGCAAGGGAAGCACTATCGGTTTTGAAGATTTATGATGCTCAGTGGTTGCGTGAAGCCGTAGATATGGCAATAGAAGCACTATCCGCCAATGCCGTACAATGGGAGTGGATAAAGACTACGAGTGGGAATGGTTGGAATGAATGGTATGTATTCAAGTGTCCGTTCTGTGGTGCGACTATTGAGGACAAATCGTCACGATCTTGGGATTATAACTACTGTCCATCGTGTGGTGCGAACATGGTCAAAGGCGGTGCGATATGACAAGGGAAGAAGCAATAGAACGGCTGAACATACACAAAAGCACAAGCGTGTTTGTGGACAGCATAGCGGAAGCCATAGACATGGCAATAGAAGCATTGCAAGCCGATGCCGTAAGCCGTGATGTATATGATAAACGCACACAAGCAGACGAAGAAATCATAGACAGTTATAGAAAAGAATTTCAAAAGGCACTCCAAGCCGATGCCGTGATGCGTGATGCTACGGCAGAAGAAAGGGCAAGCGTTCAGCAGTATATTGATAGAATATCAGCCGAAGCCGTACAGGTGGTGCGGTGTAAGGATTGCCGACATATAGGTTTATTCTCTTGTCCGTTGGCAGATAATGATTTCCAAAAGGACGAAGATTTCTGTAGTTGGGGAGAAAGGAGAGAGCCATGATCGGTTTCACAATAGGTTTCTTTTTTGGTGCATGGTCAGGAATAGTCTTCACGGCAATATTGATAGGAGGCAAGTACAAATGAAATTGGTGACAAACAGAAAGTGCGATGTGCCAATGAAACGGTCAAAGGAAAAGTGCAACACAGCAAACCATACTTGGTGGAAGTGTACAAAGGAATGTGCAACCTGTATCTGCGGAATGTACCAAACTGAAGAAGGGGATTGGCATCACAACAACCTTATGAGCAAACAAAAGCTGAAGGGATAAACAATGAACGCAAAGGATTATTTACTTGAATACAAACGAATAGACGCAAGGGTAAGGATACTCCAGGCAGAAGTTGAAAAGCTGCGGGCAGATGCGGAAGGCATGAGCATCAACCTTGACGGTATGCCGAGAAGCTCCGGCAAGTCTGACAAGATCGCAAGACTTGCAATACAACTTGCTTCATACGAAACACAACTTGCTGACGAACTGTCACACCTTTGGTCAAAGCGCATGGAGATAGTTGAAGAACTGTCAAAGCTGAAAAACCCAAAGCACTTTACCATATTGCATTCAAAGTATATAGAGAACAAGACATGGGAAAGGATAGCTGTGGACATGGACATAACATGGAGGCATTGCTATCGGCTGCATGGGTCAGCATTGGCAGAGTTTGAAAAAATACTGAACAAATAATGAAATGTCATTACATGTCAGTATAAAAATATGTTATACATAAACTGTCTTAAAAGACATTGGATCACACTCCTTTCTTAAGATAGTTGTTCAGGGCAAAGGCCACATGGGAAACCGTGTGGCTTTTGTATTTGTGGAGGTCAATATGGCAGAGAAGAAAACAACAAAGAAGACTACAAAGAAAGTCACATACAGAGATAAGAAGTTTACCGTAATGGAAGAAGTAAACGGAAGACTAAAGCTGACAGATGGTGTCATTCACTTTTGGGTAAAGGATGACAAGGTTGAAAGAAACTAAAGCATTCTATCATTCACAGGCATGGAAGAACACAAGACGGAACTACAGGCAAAGTGTTGGCGGTCTGTGTGAAAGATGCCTGGCTAAAGGAATGATAGTGCCAGCAGAGATAGTACACCACAAGATACCACTGACAGCTGACAACATGAATGACCTTAACATATCTTTGTCATGGAAGAACTTACAAGCACTGTGCAGACAATGCCATGCAGAAGTCCATGACGATATGTATGCAGAACGTACAGGAAGAAGATACAAGATAGATCGCAACGGTCATATTGTTATAAGGGATGGTGCTGAATAATTTTGTTCGGTTACCATCCCCCCTTTCCATTAATTGGAACAGCGGTGGGGTCACCGATGCGCGGGGGTCAGAAAAAACCGACTAAGGCAAACATGCGTGTTTTTGGAAAACAGAAGAACGGAGGTGGGCATGAAAAGCAGCGAGAAGCTTGAAGTAGTGCAGATTCGGCGGTAGTGGTAGCACACTTATATGGCAGAGCATTCCTTGACATAGTACAAACAGCATTCTGTGTCATGGGGTTAATTCGGTGGAAATAAAATCAAAACCATAGCGGAGGAGAGAAAAAATGCCGAACAAAATCAACTTACAGGAAAAGGCAGAAGAGATTCTGCGCCAGGCAGAAGAAAAAGGAGTAACCCAAAACTTTTTCTTTGTAACAACATTCAAAAGATACCAAGTACAAATGAAAATAATGAACGAGCTTGAAAAGGCCATGCAGAACGAAGGCGCACTTGTTACAAAGGAGTATGTGAAGGGCAGAAAAAACCTTGTAGCAAATCCAGCCATTACGGAATACAACAAAACGTCCACAGCAGCAAACGGTACGGTGTCAACGTTAATAAACATTGTTAAGGCTCTGCCAAGTGAAAACGAGGAGGGCAAGAGCAAACTTGAAGCTCTGCTGATGGACATTGAATAGCATATACGAATACTACCAACAAATAAAAGACGGACGGATAGTAGTTGGAAAATGGATTCGCCTTTGGTATGAATACATCGTCAAAGGAATAGAAAAAAAGGAATTCTATTATGACAACAAAAAGGCAGAGAAGGCTATACGGTTTATAGAAAACTTTGCACATCATCACGAAGGCGAGTTAGCACCAAAGCTCGTAAAACTTGAACTGTGGCAAAAAGCAACAGTTGCTGTTCTGTTTGGGATCGTTGACAAAAACGGAACAAGGCAATTCAGGGAAGCGGTCATCATAATTGCCAGGAAGAATGGCAAAACATTATTTGCTGCTGCCATCGCTGAATACATGACGTTCCTTGACGGTGAGTATGGTGGAAGGGTTTATTTTGCAGCTCCGAAGCTGCAACAGGCAAACCTGTGTTTTGATGCGTTCCACCACATGATAATGCAAGAGCCGGAGCTTGACGGAATAAGCCAAAAAAGAAGAACAGACATATATGTGCCATCAACGAATTCATCTGCACAGCCGTTGGCATTCAACGCAAACAAAAGTGATGGCCTGAATATTTCAATGTGCGTTGCTGACGAGATTGCAAGCTGGAAAGGTGACGGTGGATTGAAGTTTTACGAAGTCCTGAAGTCTTCGTTCGGGTCACGGAAACAACCATTGCTTTTGAGTATTTCAACGGCTGGATATGAGAATGACAGCATCTTTGACGAGCTTGTAAAAAGAAGTACAAGGGTGTTGCTTGGAGAATCAAAAGAGAAGCGACTTGCTCCGTTTCTTTATATGATAGATGACATTGACAAATGGAATGACATTAATGAACTCCAAAAAAGCAACCCAAACTTGGGTGTGTCGGTGTCGGTTGACTATCTGCTTGAAGAGATAGCAATTGCTGAAGGCTCTTTAAGCAAGAAGGTTGAGTTCATCACCAAGTATTGCTGTCTGAAACAAAACAGCAGCACTGCATGGCTATCAACGCAGACAGTACAGAAGTGCATGGGTGATGAAATAACACTTGAATCACTTTCAAAGTGCTATGGAGTTGTTGGCCTTGACCTTTCGCAGACCACAGACCTGACTTCGGCTTGTGTGGTTGTAGAAAAGAACGGCATACTGAATGTTGTTTCAAAGTTTTGGCTTCCGGCAGAACGCATTGACGAAGCATCAGATCGTGACGGTGTTCCGTATAGGCTTTACATTGAACGTGGCTTGTTAGCACCAAGTGGTGACAATTTCGTTGATTATAGAGATTGTTATAACTGGCTTGTTGACTTGGTTGAAAAGTACAACATACTTCCGTTGGTTGTCGGCTATGACCGATATTCAGCGCAATATTTAATACAAGACTTAAATGCTTACGGCTTCAAGTGTGACGATGTTTGGCAAGGTGAAAATCTTTGGGGAGTTATGCAAGAAGCTGAAGGCTTGATGAAAGATGGCAAAGTGTGCATCGGTGACAATGACTTGTTGAAGATGCACTTTTTGAATTCCGCTGTGAAAATGAGTACGGAAAGAGGCAGAGGCAAACTCATTAAAGTATCACCAACAGCGCATATAGACGGAATGGCAGCCTTTTTGGATGCCATGACAGTACGGCAGAAGTGGTGGCCTGAAATCGGTCACCAGCTAAAAAACGAGAGGTAAACGAATGGGTTTATTTGATGCTATTTTCAGACCGAATAAAGAACAGCAGAAGGCGGTGCGGTCTGAATTCTTCAAAACACTGACAGGTTACAAACCTGTCTTTCATACTTGGCAAGGGTCAATTTATGAAAGTGAACTGATCCGTGCAGCCATTTATGCAAAAGCAAGACATATCAGCAAATTAAAGTTTGATTCCGTTGGCTCTGCCAAGATTGGCTTACAGAGTAAATTGCATCAGGGCGCAAACCAATGGCAAACGTGGTCACAGTTCCTGGCAAGAACATCAACGATATTAGACATACACAACACAGCCTTTATTGTTCCTGTCAAAGATAAAGACCTTAATACAACAGGCTATTACACAGTGCTTCCAACAAAGTGCGAAGTGCTGGAATATAAAAACGAAGTATGGCTTCGGTATGAATTCCATCGTGGGCAAATGGCAGCGGTAAGGCTGTCTGAATGCGTTGTACTCACACAGCATCAGTACAAGAGTGACTTCTTCGGTGAAACCAATTATGCGTTAGAGCCAACCATCAAGATGATTGACCTTAACACACAGGGCATTGAGGAAGCCATCAAGAACGGTGCTACATTCCGTTTTTGGGCAAAGGCAAATAATTTCGCATTTGATGACGATTTGAAGAAAGAGGCAAACCGTTTCGGATCACTTGCATTCACAGGTGACAATGACGGAATGCTTTTGTTCCCAAACACCTACACAGACATTCACCAATACGAAAATAAGCCTTATACGGTTGATTCTGACCAGCTGAAGCAGATTCAAGACAATGTGTACAACTACTTCGGTGTGAATGAAGATGTGCTTCAGAACAAAGCATACGGTGATGCATGGTCTGCATTCTATGAGGGTGCTATTGAGCCGTTTTCTATCGCACTTTCTGAAGGTCTTACAAAGGCCATGTTCACGGAAAGAGAAAGAGCAAACGGCAACGAAGTCATGTTCACATCAAACAGACTTCAATACATGAGCAACGCAGACAAGTTAGCGGTAGCTGCACAGCTGACCGACAGAGGTATATTCAGCATCAACGAAGCAAGGGAAGTATTTAATTTAGCCCCTGTAGAAAACGGAGATATTCGCACAATAAGAGGCGAGTATAAGAACGTAGATGACTTGGAGGTAACACCAAATGAATAGAGATATTGAACTTGTAACAATAACAAGACCAAAAAGAGAATACAGAAACATGAATTTTGAAGTCAGAGAAGAAGGCACAGAGCCTTCTTTTTTAGTTGAAGGATATGCGTCAACCTTTGAGCCGTACAAGCTCATTGAAATTGATGGAGAAGACTACAACGAAAGAATAGAGCCAACAGCCTTTGATGAGGCCGACATGACCGATGTTGTTTACCGCATTGACCATGAAGGCAAGGTGTTCGCACGTTCAAGTGCCGGAACTATCAAACTTGACATTGATGAACACGGTTTACATCAGGTCACAGACTTGGGCAGAACAAAAGCTGGACAGGAACACTTTGAAGAAATAAAGGCTGGCAATTATCCGCAGATGAGCTTCGCATTCACGGTTGCAGAAGACCATTACGATGCGGATACAAGAACAAGAATCATTGACCGAATTGGGAAGGTCTTTGACATAAGTGCGGTTAGTTTCCCAGCTAACCCAACAACAGAACTTCATGTGCGTGACTACTTCAACGGAGTGATTGAAGCAGAAAAGGCTGCCGAAGCGGAGCGACTAAAGGCAGAGGAAGCAAGACGGAGCGATCTTGAACGCAGACAGAAGTTATCACAACACATTCAGGAGGTTATTACCAAATGACATTAGACGAATTAAAAGAAAGGCTGTCAGCCATTGATGCTGAACTTTCTGACATCGTTGCACAGCTGGACGAAGAGCCAATAGACGAAGATCCAAAAGAAGATGCGCCTGAAGAAGAAGGCAGAGCATCCACAGAAGAGCTTGAAACAAGAAGCAACACGCTGATGGAAGAAAGACAGAGCATCCTGGCTGAAATTGAAAAAGCCGAAAAAGCCATTGAAGAAGAAAAAAGAGCAATGGCAGACGTTATTTCAGAAGTTAAAACCGAAGTAATTGAAAAAAGAGAGGATTCCAAAATGACAAACATGGAAATCAGAAATTCAAAAGAGTACATCAACGCATTTGCAGAATACCTGAAGAACGGTGAAGACGCAGAATGCCGTGCGCTGCTGACGGAAAACGTAAGTGGCACAATTCCTGTTCCTGAAATGGTCTATGACATCGTAAAGACCGCATGGGAACGTGACGGAATCACAGCAAGAGTAAGAAAAGCATACGTCAAGGGCAACCTGAAGGTTGGTTTTGAAATCAGCTCCACAGGCGCAACAGTACACACTGAAGGAAACGGTGCTGTAACGGAAGAAACACTTGTACTTGGTGTTGTTAATCTTGTACCAAAGAGCATCAAGAAGTGGATTTCAGTTTCTGACGAAGCACTTGACCTGAGAGGCGAAGAGTTCCTGAGATACATCTATGACGAACTTACTTATCAGATCGCAAAGAAGGCTGCTGACGAACTGATCGCAGCTATCAAGGCTTGTGGCACGGTATCAACTACAACACAGGTTGGAGTTCCTGTTATCGCATCCACAACTGTAGGTGTTGGCCTTGTTGCACAGGCTATGAGCCTTCTGTCTGACGAAGCAGCAAATCCTGTTGTAATGATGAACAAGGCAACTTGGGGTGCATTCAAGGCCGCACAGTATGCAAACGGCTTTGATGCTGATCCGTTTGAAGGTCTGCCAGTTGTATTCAACAACACTATCGCAGCATTCAGCGTAGCAACAACAGGTGTTCCTTATGCCATCGTTGGTGACCTTGAACAGGGCGCACTGATGAACTTCCCTAACGGTGAAGGAATTGACTTCAAGGTTGACGAGCTGTCACAGGCTGAATATGACCTTGTAAGAATCATCGGCAGAGAATTTGTCGGCATCGGTGTAGTTGCACCAAACGCATTCGTAAAGATTACGAAATAGTTAGTTGATGCTTGAGTGGAGGCAAACATCATGGAAAAGAAAATTCTGATTGCTGTGCCATGTATGGATATGGTTTCAGCGAGATTTGCACAAAGTCTTGCTACTTTGAAGCGAGTTCACAAATGTTCAATATCGTTTCTTTCAGGCTCCTTAATATACGATTCAAGAAACAAGTTGGCTGGATTAGCCGTTGAGATGGAGGCCGATTATATTTTATGGCTTGATTCTGACATGGTATTCCAGCCAAACCTTCTTGAACGTATGCTGAACGTGCTTGACGAACACGAAGAGATTGACATTTTAACAGGCTTGTACTTCAGAAGGGGTGGAAAGTTTTCACCTGTAATTTACAAGAAACTTGAAGCAGACGAAAAAGGCCTTGTTGAGTATGAGGACTACGAAGGTATTCCTGAAGAACTTTGCGAGGTTGCCGGATGCGGTTTTGGGTGCGTTCTGATGCGCACTGATTGTCTGCTTGACATCGCAGCCAAAGAAGGTGGCGGTGTTTGGTTTACACCTTTACTTGGTGCTGGTGAAGATTGCGCCTTTTGTATAAGGGCAAGGCAGAACGGATACAAGATTTATTGCGATCCGTCAATTGATTTAGGACACATGGCCTATGCGCCTGTGACTAAAGAATTCTACAAAGCAATGAAGGAGAGCTGATAATGGCTTTAATTGATACTTGCAAAACGGCTTTAAGAGTGACCACAGATGCCTACGATGCCGAAATAACAGAATACATTGAAGCAGCCAAACTTGATTTAGGAATAGCTGGAGTTGAAACAACTGTAGCAGACAGCCTTGTTAATAAGGCAATTCTGACTTATGTGCGTATGAGTTTTGGCGCACCAGCAAACTATGACAAGCTCAAAGCTGCTTACGATGAGCAGAAGGCACAGATGATGATGGCAACAGGCTACACTGATTGGGGTGATGCGTAATGAAGGATGTTATTACACTGATAACACAGACCATCACAACAGACAAATACGGAAACGAAGAAGCGACAGAAACAGAACGAACTGTGTATTGCGAAGTTGATTCAATTTCACAAACAGAGTTCTACGCAGCCGCCAACACTGAACTGAATCCTGAATATCGATTCACCATTTTCTTTGGTGACTATGAAGGGGAAAGTTTAGTCAAATTCAATGGCGCAAGATATTCCGTATATAGAACGTACAGAACAGGGGATGACCTTGAACTATACACTGAAAGGAAGATTGGCGCATGGGTGGCTCTGTAGTTGTACGGCCTGAACAGTTTGAAAAAGCTGTCATGAAGGCACTTGCTGAATATGGTGACAAGACAACAGAAATGCTTGAATCCGTGATTAAAAGCAATGCAAGACAGACCACAAGTGCGCTAAAGGGTGCCGGACTTCCAGGCAGAGATGCGGAATGGTCACACAAAGCGCAGAAGGGTGGAGCATTCAAGTTGTCAGAAACCGTGTACAACAGAACAGCTCCACAGCTCACGCATTTACTTGAAAAGCCACACAGCACAGGCGGTGGCGGTCATTATCCAAAGAACGTGAACTACACAGGCCAAATTGCAAGGGTAGAAGAAGAATACACCAACAAATACATGGAGGAGGTATTGAGCAAATTATGACATTAAAAGAAGTTGCAGACTTAATTGCATCTTGTGGTTTTACTTGGCGGTATAGTCATTTTTCGCAGACACCAAATCCACCTTATGTTGTGTATTACTTCCCATCAGAGAATGACATTCATGCAGACAACAGCAATTTTGTAAACCGCAGACAGTTGTTCATAGAACTGTTCACAAAGGGCAAGGATTATGACAAGGAAGCCATCATTGAAACCAAGCTGAAACAAGCTGGTCTGACTTGGTACAAGCAAACGGATTTTCTTAATGATGAATCGTTATATCAAACAACCTACGAAATGGAGGTCATTATAAATGGCAACGAATAAAGTACAGTACGGATTAAAAAACGTGTACTATGCAACTGTTACTGTAGGCACTTCTTCAGTAACATACGGAACTCCTGTTGCATGGCCTGGTGCTGTATCACTTTCACTTTCTGCTGAAGGTGACACAAATGATTTCTATGCCGACAACATCAAATACTTCACA